CATAAGGCAGAAGTTGAGCTATTAAAATTTGTGACTCCCTTGTTCTAAAAACCCCGGCGGTAGCCGAGTAAAAAATAAACAAATTAATCATAAATTCTATTCGGCTACAACCCCGGTCGCCTTTCGACGCCCACCCCGGCCACGGGGGTGTATTTTATTTATACTGTTTTTATGCCACAGTAGGCATTGCGTCATATATATAACGCAGAGGCGGTGCACCAGTGAAGAAATAAGTTGTAAAGTCTTCACCAGCCGCAACATATGATTCAACACAATAAATTTCAGATACTCCTGGATCTCCTGTGTACATATCAAAATTGAACTCGCCATTAATGATCCTATCATAAGGATATCCACGATCGTAATCAGTATCTCTTTCCTCATAATTAGTACGCTTTCCTGGTTCAAATCGTAATGGTGTGTAATAAGGTATCTCAACCTCCACTGTTGAATTAACAGTTGAGTGATTTAGTGTCATACCAGCCAAACCCGTGATTGGATCTATACCAGCTGTTACACCTCCGCCCATGACAAATTGTCTGATAAAACCATTCGTGCTTCCGAACACAGGATTCAATGTGCTGACACCTTCTATACATAAGTCAGTTTGACCATTTCGTACATTGCGGTGTTCAACTTTGTTTGGAAGATTATTTACACCACGACCCATAGGTATGAATTTCCATCTTATGGACCCTCTTGAACCGGAATACCCTAGGGTGATGTAATTAAGTAATGTGAAATTGACAAAATTATAAAATCCGGCTGGTGCAACTGTAGGTGTAACAGCAAAGGGCATAGGCCCTTTAAGTCTTGGAAAAGCAGACCTAACAAATTTCAGTTGCTTGATACCTATAGTAGCACTACCTCGTGCCAAGATACGTTCATGAGCTGTAAATCTTTTAAGTAAGGGACGAAATGATTCAATAATTTCACCATAATAAACATCTCCTACTTTCGTTGCCATTTTCGCACCTGTGAATTCCATACATGGCTCTTGTGTTGGTGCGTTTTCTTCGACAACATCACCCTCAGCATGTATTTCACCCAATTGAGGTTCCAGTTCACCAATTTGTGCACCAAAACCAACTGGCTCCACTTGATACCGTGATAACAAATTTGTTGGTTCACGGAATGTCAAATCCTTTCCACCCTTGATGTACACATTAACTTGTACATCATTGTTAGCTAGACTACTTGGTGTTGTCAACTCATTGAGAACATATACAGACAGTGTTCCATTAAACAATGTATCACTGATAGCAGTGTATCTGGTTGTGCTGTACACTTCTGTTGTCGCATCTAAACCTGGCGCTGGCATCTCCATAAATGTCTGCACTTGATTCATTGGAATGGATATTGTACAATCAGTTTGATGTCTCAAATCGATCACTTTCGAATAAGAAGTCAAATACTGATCATGTGTACCACCAGCAGTGTCAGATGCATAGTTTGGATCATACACAATACGCAATTTACCATTGTGCATTTTGGAACAAACTACTTGCAACCTATACTCCAAAGAACCACTCCATGAATTAAATGGTAGTGCTGCAAAACCTGTAGATGTTAGTGAAATGATTCCACCAGTGTCACGCCATACCATAGGATTCACACGAACATTAAACAAGAATGTCTCTGGTCCAGACGCAATGGGCCAATCGAATGTTGTAAACCATGATTCATGACTCACAATATTCTGTATGGATAATGGATCAACTGATGCATCCATTCCACTCAAACGTGGATCTATTGACATCTCTTGCTTATCATCAACTGTTAATCGACTACTTCGATCAGGCACAGTCGTCAATGCAAAAGATGATGTTGCCTCTGGTTTCAATGGATCGACATCCTTTGTTTGAGGTGGTCTGCTCATACCAAACAATTTTGCCATGCTTGCCACTCCAGTAGCCAT